GATTGTCTGGAAAATGTCGTCTCCATAAATGAACTGGCCAAGAGTATTAACCGCCTCGGCCTTGGTTCTGATTAGATTTACTATCGTGCTATGTATGCTCATTTCCGCTTAGTTTCTTTATTTCACTCAATCTCTCTTGGTACATTGCAATTGCTTTAGAATACAGTAAATGAAAGTAAACTGTTTCCGCGTCTTTTTTTTCGATCTTACTGTACTTGGTTAGGTCGGCACCCGCTAACGAATACCGTACCGCACCGACTCCAAATGATTCAAGGTCTTTAACACCCGCATCAATTTCTTGTTCCGTATAACCCTTGTTATCGTTAAGATCTTTGTACCGTTCCAAAAATAACGATAAGCTGTTTAATATGTTAATACTCTGGCCATATATTAAACCGATAGGCCAGCTTAACGCTTTGTCACCGAAATAGATAACGCACAACTCCACGCAGTAACTCCACTTATTACGCGACTGCAAAGCCATCTTAGCGAGTTCTACTTTAGCAAACGATTTGCCAGCTACGTTTATATCCTTCTTGACCTTAGCACCTTTCGGTTCATCTTCCATAAATTCAAGAATAGACATGAACGCCAATACCTGGTCGCTATTCAATGCTTTCACCTCTTGGTCTGTTAGGTTACTAAAATGCTTTATTTGATCACGTGGCGCGTCTGGGAACGTATGCAGCTTAGCGACCGATACGTCTTCCCACAAGCTTAGTATTTGTCTGGACTCGCCTTGAACCTTGAAGTTTACCATGTGTTGAGTTTTTAGTTTGTCCTCGCAATTTAAACATTTCGTTTACAAAATAGATCAAAGCATCCATCGCGTGATCGTTTCCGTCCTCTGGCTTATTTGTCTTTTCACCACTTCGATCCTTAGCCCAAAGGTAATCTTCCAACTCATTGATAATGTCCTTTGAATCATATGTGACGTACCAAGTATTAAATGTCTGCAAGGACTGAATAGCGTAGTTCTTATGGTCGTTGCCTTTGTAGCACTTGGTAATAGTGAACCCCGCTCTATGTACATCTTCAATAGACTTTGGATCTGCCGAATCCGCTACTATCTGCTTTTGCTTGTCAACCCCAATACTATTCATGATATTGATCAACTCGCTATTGACTAGACCCGTTTTATAAATTAGCTGCTTTACGATTATCGTACCATTCCATTTATAGACAGCTACCAATGAACATGGGTCATTAGCAAAACCAAAGTCGAGCCCGTACCCTTGAAGACTTGCGTCTGCTGGTATTGAATGTATCTCGCTGTAATTTTCAAAGATAACACCGTCTAACGATCCGATCAGTCCTAAGCCATAGACGCGCCATTTGTTCGCCCAATATTTGTTCTTAATATTGTCGTCTCTAAATAGTTCTGGGAATGGTAATTCTGGATTGAAGAACCCTTTGGTCTTATAGTCTAGTATTGCGTTTCTCTCGCTTATCGGAAGGTACTCGTTATCTTCGAATGTTAAGGTGATGAAGTTGTTTTGATTTATGTAGTCATTACCCCAGAACCTTCGATCTGGATTATAGTCAATGATTGTCAAACCAGCCCGTGAAATGAATTGAACGGCCGTGTCAACTTCTAGCTTATCAGCTTCGTTAATGTATAGCAAGTCGCGCCTAAATCCCTTACCCACGTCATTAACGTCAGCCCCTAAGAAATCAATATAAGAACCGTTAGTATATTCTTGCTTGCTTTCAGATCGGTTGAAGTCGCTTTCATTGCGCATGACATTCCAGTCCTTAGCTATTTTCTTGTAGTCTCTTACAACCGTCTTCTTCATTTTGGACAGTTCCGAACTCAATACGGTAGCTTCTTTTTCGCTGCCTAGTAAAGATTGAATAATGAGTTCAATAATGCTTATAGTTTTCCCCGCACCTTGTCCGCCACAAATAACAAAGACCGTTTCCTTTGGATTAGAAACGATCAAGTCAAGGATTTTATAATATGCCTTTGAGTATTTGTATTTATTTTCGGCTACCAATGTCGGGAAGGTTTGGAATATTTAACCCCCCTTTGATCTCCGTCTCTTGCTTGTCAACTAAGCTATTAAGACGCTGGGTTATTGATGAATTATAGACGTTGAGAAGTCCACCAGTTATTTGATCGTGCCGTATTTCTTCTCGTATTGCGCGACAGATAGGCATAAAGTTCTCGTATAGTCCGTCCTGATTCTTAAAATACTGATGAACCGTCCCGTAGTTTTTATAGCAATAACCATAAAACCCCTCAAGCACAAGTGGTAACTTAGGGTAATCGATACGCTCTTGTCCATCCCTTCCAACATATTGAACCTTCGGCCATCGTTTTGATTCTTCGGTCAACGTGCCTTTGTATTTCTCCCAAACCGTTAGTAATTCGTCAGGCATTTTAAATATTCTCGATGGATGTATATTACCGTTTTTAGACATGCTAGTAAATGCTTGGTTCAATAGTGGTGAATGGTTCTGAGTGAACACCATCTTTTGTGAGCCATAACCGATCTGCATTTTTTGCATACGATAGATGGCAAGACACTTCTTCAGCCCCGTACTCGTACACTGTTTTGTAACCAAAGTACTTGCGTATCCTTTCGGATTGCGCTTGGTAATCGCCTTTCATTTCTTGCGTAAAGAAGCCCGCGTCTTTTAGTTCACGAAAAGGAAAGTGTTCCTTCATAAATCTTTGTAAAACTTTATCTTCATTCATAATCAAATTTACAAAAGAATAGCCATAAAAAAAACCACCCTATTTAAAGGGGGGCTTCATTTAAACAAATGAATAATGGGATTGTTAACTATGAGATTATTAATTCAGAATTCACGATTTTCATTGTTTTGTTTTTCATTGTCCTGTACCCAGCAAGAACATAATACTCATAGCCTTGGTATTCTCTTTTAACAACATCCTCAGCCTTCAAAAAAGGTATCATTAAATCACATCCATAAGGGTTGTCATCTTGTCTCTCTTGCTCCCAATCATTCAAAGGCTCAAACGTGAATGATATGCAAACATTACTATCACTTAGCCTAAAGTTGCTACATGTAGTAAATTCACGACCTGACAAAAATTGATCATTGAACGCTTGATATTTGGCTATGTTATCATTCTTTAAATCTGCTGCCTCGCTGTCAATCCTGTCTTTCTCTACCCTTTGAGCCTCCTCAATCTCTATTTGCTCAGGGCTTTTCTTGTAGCTTTCCCAACTTCTATTTTTGCCCCTTAATGAATCATCAGGAGTAAGATTTTCACAACCAAACCCTTTCGCCTTATCTTGAGCTAAATCTAGCTGCATTGATAAATTTTGCATGTAAGTGTAGTTAGTACTGACTCCTGAAATATAGCTTCGCCCATTTATGGTTGCGTAACTGTTTGAATTTTCAACATCCCATAACGTGTAATATTGCTCTGTAAAACCGATCTGTAACATAGTCTTGTTGTTTTGTATATTTAAATATACGCAAACACCTGACATTGGTTGCGTTGATTTATACGAGTGGTAGTATTATTATACATGCGGTAAAAAACCACCCTAGATAGCGTCTTTCCGCTTTGCTTTGGGTGGCTTCGTTACAACTCCGTGACGCTGATAAATGGGATGCGTGGCGGAGAGTATTTTCATGACCCGTTAGCTGATCTGACGGGAAGCCAAGCGGGTACGGTTATTCAAATATATTCAATCTTCTTTAAAGTAGGCTAGATATAATCTGTTAATGTTGTCCCAATACTCATACCCTTGAGGTGAACTATTCCAATGAAAACACACTAACATCCCCCCCTTGTCCGTATTCATATAGGGAACATCACTGCACTCCTTTAAATAATCGTGCGCTAGATACGGGTACTGATCTTTCACCGACTCGAAGAAGCCCCAAAGGCTTTTCTTTTCTCGGATTGGTTCTGCCCATTTTTTATTGTAAATGATTATGCCAAGCCCATTGCCATTTTTCATCCACACTATATCATCAGATGTATCTAAAGCCTCTATGTCTCGAAAATTCGTATACATAGTTTGACTTTCGCGATTGGTTAGGCACGAAATCACATCCCCCCTCTTATACCGCTTTTCAATTTCGGCTATCGCTTCTTTTAAATTCATAATATCGTTACGTTTAGTTTTTGATAAAGTCCTTCTTTGTAATCAGTCACTCTGTAATTGATCACCCCGTCCTGCCTAAGCTGCCTAACCTTCCTCATGAATGTGTCCGCGAATGAGTAGCGTCTATTCATGTCGATCTTCTTTGCTTGTCCAACTAGCATAGATGAAAAAAAGTCGTCAGGCATGTCGTTGAATGCTTGCAGTGCTATTTGTTTGAGTGTCATGTTGTTTTGTTTTGGTTAATAAATAATTTTGGGAACCGATTACTTGGACGCTGATCTAGTTCAATTCGCTTCGGTGTTGGCTCTTGAATCGATTCGTAAAGAAAGCATGTTCCGTTTTTACAGTCGCATTTATTGTTTACGTAAGCTTTGCACATTTTGTTTCGTTTAAATTTCGAGCATTAAAATGACTCGATAACAGCCGCTAAAATACATTGAAGAAACGTATTCTAGCTTAGTGTTGTGCGTAATACCTAAGCATCCGTTTTCATAAGGAAGTTATGCCATTGGTTTGCCATAGCCTGTGCAATTCCCGGAAATGTTTTACTTCTTAGTTTTGCTCTTTCATCCTTTGGTAGTTTCCACGCATCAGCATACCAAGCAGGCATAGTTTTACCACTCTTAAATTCTTTTCGCTTTGGTGGTTCAACCTCATTCGTAGGATTCAATGTCGGAAGTCCTTTAATCCAAAGGCAGGTTTTCTTTTCAAATGGGTCGCCAAATTGATAAGGGTTTATTATTTGGTCAGGTTTCCGCCATTCGCTACTCATTACGCCAACAGGGTTTTCAATTACAATATGGTCGCAGTTAGCATTGGCAAACATCATAAAGAATTTAATCGCTTCTTTACGGGCTGCGTGTCGCTTCACGGCTTTTTCACCATATCTTTCAATATTAAACCATCTATTGCCTGTCACAGTTAAGTAGGTACACGGTGGAAAGCTAATAATCAAATCCCAATTTTCTTTTAATAGTTCGGTTACATCTTTTTGCAAGTGCCATTCAGGATGTCCACCGCTACAAGGCAATATATCACAAGAAAAAGCCTCGTGTCCTAACTTTCTAAATTCTTTCGTTACTGCTTGGCTTTCCTCACAGGCTATTAATATTTTCATTCTATTTAAGTTTAGTTTTTAATAATCCGGTACATAAGCACAACATTGTATAAAAATACATTGCTCGTGCCTCGCACGTTTTTTATACTCAGCGTTATGGCAAATTAGATTCAGCATCCCACTTAAATCTAATCCACCACCTTCTATTCCAAAAGTCTTGGTGTCTTTGCCAACCTTTTTTGTATAGTTGCCCCCATTTTCTTTTGGTCATTTGTACTTCTCCTTTTGATTGTATTATTTCAGAACTTGCCATAACATTATTTAAAAATCATTAAAACGCTTTTTACATTTAGCATTACCCTTTAGACATTCTAATCGCTTTCCTCTCCATCTTTGGCGGGCCTTTCTTTCCAGCCTTGTAAATGTCACCGCAGCTTCTTGAAGAAGCGCACGAGGTGAGCATAAAACTAGCTAGGAATATTATTGTCAATATTTTTTTCATCTTTCTTTTCTTTTAAGTATTGGTACTTAATTTCATTATACGTAGCGTTTGAAAATTGGTTGCCTTTTTTATTCAGTTCCTTTTGAGTTTCAATATATTCTTTGCCTTTTCGGTAAAAATCTTCAGCATCAAAATCATTATCTTTTTCGACTAGGTTCTGTTTTATCTTTTCGTGATTCTCTTTGGCTTGATACTTCCCATCTAAATATATTTGCATCCATTTTGAAATCAGTTCCAAGTTAAGCTTACCGTAAGAGTTAACACCGTACACACCTCTTCGGCCTTGCTTAAGGCATTCGATAATATCTTGAATAGATTCGTATTGATACATTTCAATCAAATCTTCGGTGATAATCTTAATTGCGCTATCGCTTAGATTGATCTGCATAGCTTCGGACGCTTTGACTATTGCGCTTATTACTTGCGTTTGAACTGTCTTTTCGTTCCCCTCCCTTATCTGCATTAGCATTGGCTTCGCTTCGAGGTTATAAGCTATCGTAGTCAATGCCGTTGGCTTCCGCGAGTGCGCGCGCTCGATCGCCTTGGTTTCCTTTTCCATTGTTATCTTTTTGAGTGAAGAACCCTTTCCATCCGTTTGAAATTGATTCGTGAATAATTTTAATAGCAGTTAATTCGGTTGCGTTTGAAAGTTCGGAAAGTTTAGCTAAAGCCGCTTGTTCGCTTACCTGGCTTTTGTAATTAAATTTATGATCTGCCTTTTTGTATTCCTTCCAAATGTTCCATTGACTAAAAAATTCATTTGAATCAAAAGGCAAAACTACCTCTTGTTTATTGTTAATTGGTTTATTGTTTATTGTTATTTGTTTATCTATACTATCATTGCTTTCACTAGTGCTTTCACTTTGCTTTGTACCGTGCTTTATCAATGCTTTATCAAGTGCTTTATCAAGTGCTTTGTTAATATTTGATAGGGCAATGATGTTTGCTGAGTATTGATTCTTTGACCGTTCAATCATTTCAAATGCACCCCATCGAACTAAGTCGTTAAGGGTATTTATGTAGGTGTTATATGACTTTATTCCTATTGCCTCCATTGCCATAGTAGTAGGAAAACCAAATTTCTTTTTCCATCCTAAACGGTTGCAATGCTCAATGGCAAAGAAATATAAAGCCGTATGATTTGGCTTGATCTTTTCTGGATTTTCAAAGCAGAAGTCAAACCATGATCTTGAGAGTTCGTAACTATTCATGGCATTTATTAAAATAAAATAGGCGTACAAATCCGACCCTCTCACCTGTCATCATTGTACGCCTACACGTTTCTTTATCGCTCTATACCGTGAGAGGCAGCGAATACAAATATAACCTTTTCCATCGGTTATCTAAATACAAAGGCAAATGTTTTATCAATCCATTTTATTAACTTAGTTCGCAGTATGCGCGTTAACAGATTGCCTTTACGTTTATGTTTGCTGTTTGGTTTCAGATTTTGAAAGTGCTTCGATTCGTGTCTTGGTCTCATTTCTTTATATTTGGTTGCGGATGTTTACGAGATTAATATCGAAAAGGTTACAACCTTTTTTTATTAGGTGCGTAATAGTAAGGGTGACGTAAGCTAAACGGGCGCGCTAGTGCCGTTTAGGTACTGTTATTTTTTTTAAACCTTTTCAACTCATTCTCGTAAAGATAGCTATGAACAATAAAGACAAACGATTCTATTCCGAAAACAGTAGCGTCACCGACAATATAGATTCGTGGCACGATGTTGACTGGATCAGCGAACAAGGCGACCGCGACACGTTCGGCCAAGACTGCCAAGACTACACCATTCAAATGCTAGGACGAATCCAAGGCAGTGACGACTGGGTAACTGGGACTGCTACCTTTATCGAGCACGAAGAAGGCTTCTATCTTGACGAAGTTACCGATATTAAAGAGTATTCAATTTAAACAAACACGAATGAAAACACACATAAAGAAGCTGCGAAACCCCAACTACATCGGTAGTTGGGACTTGATGGATGAGGATGGGATTATTAAGAACAAGATAGTAACCATTGAAGACGTTAAGAATGACACGGTATTTGATGGAAAAGGAGGTAGTGAAGAATGTACGGTGTTACATTTCTCAGGGATAAAGCCAATGATTTTAAATGCCACAAATATTAAAACCATTTGCAAAACATTAGACACTCCATTTATTGAAGAATGGATTGGTAAGAAAATAGAACTTACCGTTAAGAAGATTAAAGCATTTGGAGAAATGCACGAAGCACTAAGAGTAGTGTCTAGCGACTTAGATATGAATCCTAGCCATCCGAAATGGAACGGGGCTAAGAAAGCTATTCAATCCAAAACCGTCACCGTAGACGCGATTAAAAAGATATACAACTTAACAGAAGCAAACGAAAAACTACTAACAGATGCAAATTAAAGAATTTAGAATTAGGTGTTCGGCCATCGGCTTAATCATGGGTGAAATGGGATTGACCGATAAACAAACAGAAAAGCTGGAAGAGTTAAATCTACGCTATACAAATGCTATTCTCGGAAAGGCTAAGCCCTTAACTGATAACATGGATGCTGAAATGAAGGCCATGATAGTGAAGCGCGATAATGCGCAGCTACCACAAACTTGTAAAAGCTATTTACAGGAATGGATAAAGGAACAGGTTTACAATGAGCAAAAGCAAATCAAATCAAAGTACCTGACTAAAGGCATTGAAGTCGAAAACGCAGCAATCGACTACTATTCTGAAATAAACGATCTAGGATTTTTAGTTCCAAGCGATGTTTTTTTTACTTCTGAATTTATACAGGGCACGCCTGACTTGATAGTAGGCGATACCGTCTACGACTTCAAGTCTTCTTGGGATTGCTTTACGTTTCCTTTATTTGAAACCGAAATAGATAAAGGCTACTGGTCACAACTGCAAGGGTACATGTTTCTGACTGAACGCAAAAAAGCAAGGCTAGTTTACACCCTCCAGAATACGCCCGAAGAACTAGTATTTGATACGTTCACGGATTACACTGATATTGATTCGAAATTTAGAATCAAAGAGTTTGCATTTAATTACGATAAGGAATTTATCAAATCGGTAGAAGATCGCGTGAAGTTATGCCGCGTGTATATTGCCGATTTAATAACGAAGCTGTAATGTTAGAAGAAATTGACAACATCAACGGTGTTATTTGCAAGCTTGAAAAGCAAGTAAATAACATTTACGCAACCAAAGAAAGGCAAAGCGCGTATAGTCAGATACGAATACTAAAACAAACACTTAACAGATTGGAACGGATGCAAATCTCTAGCGATCAAAAACAACTATTCCTATGAGCGAATTTAAATCCTTACCAGAAACGCCAATAGAAAAGGCCGAGCACCAAGAGACTGATCTATTTTATAAATATCTATGCAAAGATAAAACAGTCGGACACATTGAAATTGACAGAACCAAAATCAAATACGCTCTGAATAATTACACTGTCGAGGTGACATTTAAGATTAAGCCATGATTAAAAAAGCGCAAGAATTAGAGTTTATCTCATGGATTAAGCGAGACGGAAGTGGATCTGTCAAAGTTCCTAAAGATATGCTAGAAGATATATTGCAATGTAATGATAAGTTTCAGCTAAATAGATTGTCACTAAAGCATAACACCTACATAGCTAGCGGCTTTAATTCATTTGTTGTAAAAATAATCGGAAAATCAAACAACCCAAACGGAAAACTAAACGTATAACAAGTATGGAATTTGAAGACATAAAGAAAGCCCTATCCGAAAGCGATAACATTTGGGTAGATAGTAGAGACGTAGCCACAGGAAAATGCAAACGATTCTTAAATGCCGTAATGCACTCCGATAATTATAAGTTTGCGATATACACTGAGATGGTAGAAGATGCCAACAGCACGCACGAAAACAAGTACATGAGCGGCTACGCTATCGAACACAAAGAAGTCACGGACGTTTGGGATGCAAAAGGAAAGATACACCTAACCGAAGAGACATTGAATGAATTAAGCAAACACATAAATATAAAGTAATGGACGAGGACGAATTGAGAGAGGTTATATTTGATTTGCATGACGGTATTAATATGGCTTATAGGTTCATTCAGCTAAATATGGAAGAGCCTAAGAACCGAACCATAAGCGAACTACTCTTATACAAGATGTTAAGAGCCGAAGAAGTAAATAGAGACAAACCAAAACCAAAAAAGAAATAATATGAGCATCGAATTAACAGGAAAAGTAATCAAAGTTTTCCCGACTAATCACGTAAATGATAAGTTTTGTAAAAGGGAATTTGTATTAGAGGTAGCTGACAACCCAACGTATCCAGAGACTATTATAATGGAAGTGATTCAAGACAAATGTGATAGCCTAGACCATATGAAGGTAGGCGACACCGTAACGGCTCACCTTAATCTAAAGGGTAGAAAGTGGCAGAAAGACGAATCAAGCGAAATTAGATACTTCAATACTATTCAGTGCTGGAAGTTTGACAAGTCAGATCAAAGCGCACCGCCTCCGACAAGTAATCAAAGCTTCACGGACGAAGAAAAAGCCCCTTGGGAGTGAGTAGCGACTGGGCAACTAAGTACGTCATAGAGGAAAGTAAGGAGTGCGTAAGGTGCGAACTCCAGCAGCCTCTAAGGCGTTACGGGAAAAGAAGCAAAGTCTGCCACGATTGCAAAGCGAAGTACACACGTGAGCGCACTAAGCAGCTAATGGCCGACCCTGAGACTGCGAGGTTTCTAAAGGAAAAGCAACGGATAAGGAACAAGAAACGGGACAGGCAAAAGAAGTGGGTAATTATTAATAAGTAATATTATGTACATAGAAAATCATTACGATATAGGCGACATGGTTTATCTTCATACAGATAACGATCAGTTGCAAAGATTTGTAACGGGTATACTTGTAAAGCCTAGCAGCTTAACATACGCTTTGAGTTGCGGATCTAATGAAAGCTGGCACTATGATTTTGAAATTACCGTAGAGAAAAATGTGTTAAAAACAAGTGCTAACTAGTTATAATTTACCGACTGAATAATTTTAGTACCGCCCATATAAATAAGCGCAACCAATAAAAAAGGATTGCGTTTATTTGAATACACGAAACGAAAGAACTATGAAAACTTATTTACAATCAATCGACAAGAAAACATCTAACGAAATTTTAAGACTAACCAAAAGACTTCAAGGTCTAACCATTGAGGCATTTGAGGTTTACGATGGTCAAGAGCATAATGCAGAAAGGGTAACATTTACAGATGCCGAGCAGGCCGCAGAGATGTATTTCCGTAGGTTTCAAGACGTTTTCGGAGTAATGACTTTTGATTATTAATAATGACCGACCTAATCACAAACATAGCCACAATCGCATCGCTAGTCGGTGCGGTTGTTTGGCTTTTAAACAAACGAAAATGATAGAAATAGCAACTAGAATAGTAATAGGCTTCGCATGCCTTTGGTTCATGACGCTGTTAGCGTTCAACGTGGCCGACATGGTGACAAGTATAGTCACGGGATCAGTCTTTGGAATATGCTTTGTCGGCTTTGGCCTCGTGTCGATGCTTTCTTTTTATCAGGCTTATAAACTTGTAAAAACATGAGCCAAATTAGATACAAAGACATTATCGATTTAGGTTTTAATGAGGACTTCTCGCCATCTGATAAGGTTTACCAAGATCAATACGGTTACGATTATGTCATAATAACCAAGAAATTAACAAAGCGTATTTACCTAGATTGGCAAAAAGAAACGAGAATATGTGAACTTGTTAGGACTGATAAAGAAGGTAACGTAAAATCAAGGCTCGTTATGTCAGACTTAAAATCTATTAAGGATATGATTAATTTTTACTCTGATTAAAAAAAAGACGGTCATTACTGACCGTCTAAACTAAACAACTAAACAAACTACTATGAATTTTAAATGCTTTGAAAAAGGTATGCTAACAAAGCCATGAACGCTAGGAATCCTATTCCCATTCCGAATGTCTTTATGTTCATACCTTTAAAATCTTCGATGTCTACTTTTCCATCTTCGTTCGTATCAAAGAAGGATTTGGCAAAGTCTTGAATGAATGTCAATGGCGTTCCCTGAGTAGCCCCGTTAACCACACCACTAACGAACTGGCCGACTTTAGTTTTTTCGGCCTTTGGAAAGATGGTGTTAAACACCCCTTTGATACTGATATTTTTTAATAGTCCTTTTAACATAGCTTTATAGTTTTAGTTAATGTCCATTCGCTTTTTGAATCGCTCTCGTAAATATAACGAAAACCATCGTTAGAACCGTAGTCACAATGTATGAAATTTTCGTAGATAGCTATTCGATTGTATTCTGTATTTTCTATTATCAAATTAAATAGCTGAAGTAGTTTAGATTTTTTACAAGTCCAGTCGACTGCACCCGAACCCTCAAACGTGTGTTGGCTGTTTCCGCTGCGACCCTTCATTAGTTCGTAGGCTTTAGGACGGTAGCCGCTGTTTTGGCTTGCGGTGATCCACGAGCCTAGTTCATGCCTTACCTTTGACATCGGTAAGATATGAAAGTGTAGTAGCTTGTTTGCGATCTCTTGACTGATTGGTTCGTCAGTAATGCAAAGTTCCATAAACGTAAATGGTATGTTCATTCTCTGTCTTTAAAGTCGCAGTCTTTTGATTTCTCTATCTTCTTTAGTGATGTTATTATCCATGAGTAAATCGTTTCGCGGATCGTATGCAGTAGCATTGAAAACGCGTCTATCTTCTTAACGTCAGTTCGGTTCTTGATTGCGTACATATTCCCCAGTACTGAATAGACTTCGGATACTATCATAATTTTTAAACAAGCATCGATAAACCATTTACCATCATATTGAAACGTAATAGCTAAGACGGCCAATAGAAACGGAAGCGCGGCGATCATTATTTTTATAGATAACCCCCACCAAAACTTTTGCCACTCCCACTTTTGAAACTTGTTTGGAAGTACTTTATGAAGCCGATGCGACTTAACCCCGCCCAAAAAACTATCGACAATCATCAAACTGCACAATATTACAAATATTTCTTGGTCGATCCCGAAGTAAAGAAACAACG